CTTGAGCAGGTCAAATCCCTGCCGGCGGCGGCGCAGCTTGTGATCGCCGAACTGTTGGTCGCCAGGATCATATTCGCGCTGCCGGAGCCGGAAAAAAGCGAGACGATCGAGCTTTGCAGGCGGGATATCGCCGGCATCGTCTACGAGATCGGGGCACTCCTGTGACGCGCCGCGCGCTCCCGCGCAGCGATCAGCTTGACCTGCTGGCATGGCAGCCGGCGGAGACCGTGGCGCGGTTCGAGGACCACCAGGTGCGCGCGGCCAGCATCGCGGGGCGCGTCTGCAAGGCGATCAGCGCGGCGCTGGATGAATGCGGCAAGACGCGCGCCGAGGTGGCCGAGCTGATGACCGCGTTCCTCGGCGCGAAGGTCAGCTTGAACATGCTGAACGCCTACGCCAGCCAGGCGCGGGAGGACCACCAGGTCAGCGTGGTGCGGTTCATTGCACTGATCCACGCGACCGGCGACCGGCGGCTGCTGGAGCTGCTGGCGGATGCGTTCGGCTGGGTGGTGATCGAGCGGCAATACCTGCCGCTGATCGACCTCGCGCGGGTGCGCGAACGCAAGGATGAGCTGGCCCGCACGGCGAAGGCGATCCGTCGTGACGCGAGAAATCGGGGCATCCTGTGACGCTGACGCGGGAATGGTTTTCGCCCGCCGAGCTTGCCGCGATGGCGCTGCCGTCGCTGCCGAACACGAAACAAGGGATCAATCTGCTGGCGGAACGCGGCGACTGGCAGCAGCCGGCCTGGCGCGACGTGCGCTGGCGGGCGCGGTGCGGGCGCGGCGGCGGGGTCGAGTATCACTACTCGGTCCTGCCGAGCGTCGCCCAGGTGATGCTCACGATGCAGTTCAGCCAGGTCGCCGAGGCGACCGAACGGGCGGTGGCACAGCGGCAACTCACACAGGCCGAGATGTGGCGCTTCTTCGACGGGTTGTCGGCGGGGAAGAAAGCCAAGGCGGCGGAGAAGCTGGAGGCGCTGGACGCGATCGCGGCGCTGCGGCGTGCCGGCATGGGCAAGGTGATTGCCATGCAGCAGGTGGCGGCGCGGTGCGGGATAAAACTGTCGTCGCTGTATTCGTGGGAACGCTGCGTCGACGGGATCGAGCGGCATGACTGGCTGGCGTATCTGGCGCCTCGGCATGCCGGCCGCATGGCGACGGTGCAGTGTTCCGACGCGGCGTGGGAGTTCCTGAAGGCGGATTATCTGCGGCCGGCGCGTCCGCTGTTCGAGGCGTGCTGGCGGCGGCTGGAGGCCGCGGCGAAAGAGCATCGCTGGACGCTGCCGAGCCGGCGGACGATGGCGCGGCGGATCGATGCGTTGCCGGCGGAGCTGCGCGTCTATGCCCGGGACGGCGCCGATGCGCTGAAGCGGATGTATCCGGCGCAGCAGCGCGATCGCGGCGTGTTCCATGCGCTGGAGGCGGTGAACGCCGACGGGCACAAGTGGGATGTGTTCGTGCGCTGGCCCGACGGATTTGTCGGCCGGCCGATGATGTTGGCGTTCCAGGATCTGTATTCCAGCAAGCTGCTGAGCTGGCGCATCGACCGGAGCGAGAACAAGGGCGCGGTGCGGCTGGCGTTCGGCGACCTGGTGGAGCAGTTCGGCATCCCGGATCTGTGCTGGCTGGACAACGGCCGCGCGTTCGCCAGCAAGTGGATCACCGGCCGCACGCCGAACCGCTACCGGTTCAAGATCAGGGATGACGATCCGGACGGCATCATGACGCAGCTCGGCGTCGAGGTGCACTGGACGCAGCCCTATGCCGGGCAGTCGAAGCCGATCGAGCGGGCGTTCCGGGACTTTGCCGGCGACATCGCGAAGCATCCGAAGTTCGCCGGCGCCTATACCGGCAACAATCCGATGGCGAAGCCGTCCGACTACGGCAGCAGCGCGGTGCCGCTGGCGGTGTTCCTGGAAGTACTCGAGCAGGAAATCGCCGCGCACAACGCGCGGGCCGGGCGCCGGGCAGCGGTGTGCGCCGGGCGGTCGTTCGATGAAACGTTTGCGGCGAGCTATGCCGAGGCGCCGATCCGCAAGGCGACGGCGGAACAGCGGCGGCTGTGGCTGCTGGCGGCCGAGGCGATCGGCGTCAGCGGCGTCGACGGGTCCATCACATTGATGGGCAACCGCTACTGGGGCGCGTTCCTGGAGCAGTTCCGCGGGCAGAAGGTGACCGTGCGGTTCGACCCGCAGCGGCTGCACGACGATCTGCACGTGTATCGGCTGGATGGCGCCTATCTGGGCGCGGCGAAGTGCATCGAGCGCGTGGGGTTCGCCGACCAGGACGCGGCGCGGGAGAGCGCCCGCGACCGCAACAGTTTCATCAAGGCGACGAAGGCGGCGTTGGCGGCGGAACGGAAGCTGTCGATCGCCGACGTGGCCGCGCTGATGCCCGAGCCGGAGACGCCGGCGGGGCCGCCGGCAACACGCGTGGTGCGCCTGGTGCGCGTCGCGGGCGCCGCACAGCCGATGCAAGCCGAGGAGGAAGAGGGATCGCAGGACGCGGTCTTCGAGGCCCTGTCGCGGATGAACGCCACCCGGCGAGGTGGCGTTCATCTGCGCGTGGTCGATCCAGAAACCACCGACGACTGAGGGTCGCCGGCAACACAGGACAGAGCGGAATGGGTAGCACACTGGAATTGGCCGTGGAAGACGGCCCGCAAGAGATGGATGAGGCGGCCGTAAGGGCCGCTTTTGACGCCGCGACCGCGCAGGACGGCAGGCCGCTGACCAAGATCGCGATCGAGGTGGGCATCCCCTACGGCACGCTGTCGAGCTGGCGGGGCGGCACCTATGCCGGCGACACGCTGCGGATCGCGAATGCGGCGCAAGCGTGGCTGGTGCAGCGGGTGGCGCGGGCGCGGCAGAAGGCGCTGCTGCCGACCGCCCCGGATTTCGTAATGACGAAAACCGCGAGCCAGATCTGGGAAGTGCTGGAGTTCGCGCAGTCGGCGCCAACGCTGGGGTTGGTGGTGGCCGCGTCAGGCGTCGGCAAAACCTCGGCCTTCAAGGCGTATCGGCAACACCTGGCGAACACGGTGTGGCTGGTGACGATGCAGCCGTGCCACAAAAAGATTGCCGCCTGCCTGCAAGAGATCGAGACGGCCCTGAAGATAGCGCGCCATCACGGTGTGGCGGCGAGCAGCCGGGCGATCATCGACCGCATCCGCGGCACCAAGGGCCTCGTGATCATCGACGAGGCGCAGCATCTGTCAGCCGAGGCGCTGGATCAGATCCGTTCCCAGGCCGATGTGTCGGAAACCGGCTTCGTGCTGGGCGGCGGCCGAACGCTGGCAACCAACATGGGCATGGAAAGCCGGCAAGAGCAGCTCGCGCAGGTGTTCCGCCGCGTGGGCATGCGGTTCAAGCGCGACCGGCCGCTGAGGGCCGATATCGAGGCGCTGCTGGATGCGTGGCGGATCGAGGCCGCGGACACGCGCCAGGAGCTGATGGGGATCGCGCTGAAGCCCGGCGGTGTCGGGGTGATGACGATGATCCTGCGCCTCGCGTTCACCGTGGCGGGCGGAGAGAGCGTCGGGATGCCGACGGTCCAGCACGTGCGGCTGGCGTGGCAGCAGATCGGCGCCACGTCGTTGGCGGCGTGAGGGAGGGGGCGATGGCGACATATACATATCGTTTCGACGAAGGCCGCGTCTTCCGGGGGGACATCGAGCAGTCGAAAGCGCAGGGCGAGGATGCGATTTGGATGATCGCGGATGCGCATGCCAATCGTTGCGCGCGGACATTGGCAGTCAGCGAGTTGTTCCGGGACCGTTGGTCCAGTGCGGCGGCGCGCGCGATCGCTGTGGCATGGAGGCACGGCGTGCGCGCCGGGATGGCTTCCTTGCGCCGCAACCGCAAGCTGACGCGTAGCGCGAAGCGCTGGGCACGGGACTATCGGGCGCGGCTGTGGTCGATGGGGCCGGAGGCGTTGCGCGATCGCGGGCTGGCGCGGTTCATCTTCGGACACAGCGATTTCGGCACGCCGCCGCGGGAGCAGGGGGCGGAGTGCAGGGCGCCGGCCTCGACCGAGCGGGAGCTGTGGGAGGCGCTGGATCGGCTGATCATGGAGTGCCACCGGCAGAAGCTGCAGCCGGCGATGGCGCTCACCGTCGCGCAGCACGTGTGCGGGCGGCTGCGGGCTGCGATGCGGGAAAGCGGATATACGCACGCAAGTCGGACGCATTGCGTTGCGTGTCGAGGGCGACAATTGGAACGCATACTACGCGCTACCCGGCACGATGGAGGGCGCACTCTGGATCGGTTCGATCGCGAGGGAATTCGTGGTGTCGAACCCCGAGCGCAAGCGCGCGTTCATAGAAATGATGGTCGATTGCGTTTCCGACATCATCGAGCAAGCCACAGGGACGAGGCCGGCCTTGGGTGCCTATGACGTAATCGTCGGTCCAGAGCACGAGCGCACCGGGAGGCCGTCATGATCCGGGTGTGGATCGGCGGCTTTCTGCTGGGCTGCATCAAGGCGCACAAGGATCGCGCATGGCGTGCGCAGATGCGGATCATCGATCCCGCGAAGCTGACTGACGCACAGCTTTCCGACTTCGTGCATGGCCGGGCGATCGACTGGAGCACGGTCGATCCGGCGGCGATGCGGCCGGTGGGGCACGCGTCGTGAGCGGCGCAGTGGACGGCGCGGCGGCGCGGGAGCCATCGATCTCGACGTTGATCCGGCTGTCGGCGGCGACGTGCGGCACGAGCGAGATCGATGTCGCCTCGGCCCGGCAGGACCGGCCCGCGGTGCGGGCGCGGCATGTGGCGATGTATCTGGCGCGCCACCTTACGGGCCAGTCGCTGCCGGAGATTGGGCGCCGATTCGGCAATCGGCACTATGCCAGCGTGATCTACGCGGTGCGCTCGATCGAGCGGCGGATCGAGACGGATACGGCGCTGGCGGCGGACGTGGCGGCGATCCGCCGGGCGGTGGCGGCATGAGCAGCGCGCTGAAGGGCTGGCTGCCGGGCGATCCGGTGCCGGCCGACGAACCGATGATGCAGAACGAGTTGGGGCATTTCGTGCCGGCGGTGCTGGTGCGGCCGGATCACAAGCTGGAGGACCAGCTTGTGCGCGACCTGGCGGCGCAGGCGCAGGCGCTGCACGACCAGATCGCGCTGTTCAAGGCGTGCGCGTTCAACGACGTGCGCGCGCTGCTGGCACTGCTGGCGGAACGATACAAGGTCAAGGTCGGCGGCGCGCGCGGCGGCGTGGTGTTCCACAGCTACGACGGGCTGATGCGCGTGACGATCAGCGTCGCGGACCTGATGACGTTCGGGCCGGCGCTGGTGGCGGCGAAGGCGCTGATCGACGAGTGCATCACCGAATGGAGCGCCGGCGCCAACGCGAACATCCAGGCGATCGTCAACGATGCGTTCAGCGTGGGCGACGGGGGAAAGCTGCGGGTGGACCGCGTGCTGGCGCTGCGGCGGCTGGAGATCCGCGACGAGCGCTGGCAGCGGGCGATGGAGGCGATCGGCGATGCGCTGCGGGTGGCGCAGACGCGGGAATACATCCGGGTTTATCGCCGGGCGAACCGCGAGGCGGTGTTCGAGCAGATCGTGCTGGATGCGAGCCGGGTGTGATGGGCGCGCAGATCCCCGCCATTACCGTCTGGCAGCCGTGGGCCACGTTGATCGCCATCGGGGCCAAACCCTTCGAGTTCCGCGGGTGGGCTGCGCCCGTGCATTACCAGGGCAAGCGCATTGCGATCCACGCCGGTGCGCGGCCTGTTCGCATAGCAGAAGTTCGGAATCTGTTGCTTGAGCTCCACAGTTCCTTCTGGCGTGAAACAGGACTGCTGCGCGAAATAAGCATCAAGTTGCTTGAACGCACATTGTTGAACCCTCGCGGACTTCCGCTTTCATCAGTGATCTGCGTTGCGACGTTGGGGCAACCCATTCGAGACGCGGAGCTCGCGCGTGAGCTCGGCGTCACGCTGATACTCGATAGTGATCGAGGCGAACACAGCAGTTGGGCGTGGCCTCTGACCGACATCTCGGCCGTTCGGCCGTACGCGCCTGCCCGAGGAAAGCAGGGCTTCTGGCGCTGGGCGGTGCCGTCATGAGCAACGAGCTCTCAGAACGCGATTTTGCCGGTCTTAAGGAGCTTCTGAGCGACGCTGAGACGTGCGCCAGGCTGTCGTGGTGGGAAGAGGAATTCCTATCCGACATGCGCGGCCGGGTGCTTGTGCATGGCACGGCGACCCGTGTCTCGGATGCGCAATGGAAGGTGCTGCGGCGGATCGAGGCCAAGGTCCATGTCTGAGCGCGAAGCGATCCTGCGCGGGCAGCCGGTGATGGTGACGGTGCGGGAGCTTGCGCCTCCGGGTGCGGCGTTCGATCCGCAGATCCCGGAGGTGCGGCTGGCGGAGCCGGCGCCGGCGTTGCTGGCTGCGTTCGCCGGGCAGGAACGCCAGAAGCAGTTCACCTTGATGGAGCTGCCGGAGCACGTGCTGGCTGCGCCGCAGACGCCGCGGGTGAAACGGCGCGGGCATCCGCAGCCGCCAGGCACCGGTCCCGCGGGCGAGACGTGCGGAAGCTGCGCGCACCTGCGGTCGGTCAACGGTGGCAGCAAGAATTTCTCCAAGTGCTTTCTGGTGAAGCATCAATGGACGCGTGGCGGCGGCAGCGACATTCGCCGGAGGGATGCAGCGTGCCGGCTGTGGCAGGCGAAGGCGGCGCGATCATGACCGCGCAGCCTGCCGCCGATCGGCGCGCGATGCTGGGGAAGGTGCACCTGGCGCGCAAGCAAATGGGCCTCGACGACGAAACGTATCGCGGGCTGCTGGAGCGGGTGGTCGGGCAACGGAGCTGCGCGACGTGCTCGGACGGGCAACTGCACCTGGTGCTGGCGGAGTTCGCGCGGCTGGGCTGGACGGCGAAGCCGGCGCGGACGCGCAGCGATCGGGCGCAGGTGCGGATGATCTACGCGATCTGGGCCGACATCCGGCCGCTGCTGGAGGGCGGCGCCGGCGAGCAGGAGCTGCGCAGCTTCGTGCGGCGGCAGACGCGCGGGCCGGTGCATCCCGACGGCGTCGACGCGCCGGAATGGCTGGATGGCGCCGACGCGCGCGCGGTGATCGAGGGGCTGAAGGGCTGGCTGGCGCGGCTGCGCAAGGCACGGGAGGCGGTGCATGCCTGAGATCCAGCTCGAGTACGGCGATATCGCGTTCATGCGGGAATTGCCGCGGCTGCTGCCTCGGCATCTGCGCGAGGCTTCACATCCGGCGAAGGTGACGGAGAACAACCGCATCAGGCGGCTGCAATCGCGGGGGCTGATCCGCTGCACGATCGACGCCGAGCATTCCACTGCCGAATTCGTCATGGGCGAGCTGTCGCTGACCGATGCGGGCCGCGCTGTGCTGGCGGCGGAAAAGTGATGCGCGCCGCGCGGAACGTCCCCGATATGATTGCAGAGCGGTTCGCTGTGTCGCCCTCGATCAAGGAACTGAGCGCCGACATCGCGCGGCGCGGCTTCATACTGACGCCGAAGGTGCGGCTTTATGCGCGCAGGGATGGCACGCACACCGTGCGCCTGGTGTGGCGGCATCGGGCGCTCGACAGCTCGGTCGTGCTGACCCTCCGAGTATGATCGACCCGCCGCCCCCGGCCGAGCTGGCGTTCCTGACCGAGGCGATCGGCGCCGAGGCGACGCTGGCGTTGATCGAGGCGCGGGCGGGCACGCGGGTCTATGTGCCGTGCCGGATCGATCCGGGCTGCCCGCTGGCGAAGATGATCGGCCAGGACGCCGCGCTGGCGCTGGCGGCGCAACATGGCGGCTGCTACATCGCGGTGCCCTCGGCGAAGCGGTGGCGCGCGACGGTCTATCGGGCGCGGTCGATGACGAACGCGCAGATCGCGCTGGCGCTGCGGCTGAACGAGCGCACGGTGGAGCGGTATTTCGCCACCGATCTGGGCATCCGCCGTCATCCGACGCAGGTGCCGTCGCGACGTGGCGAGGCCGCAGCAATCCGACAGACCGAAATGCCGTTGTGATGCCGGTGGGCGCCGGCATGACTTGGCGCCGCATGCACTCGCACGGTGACGGCTTGTAAGCCCGCGTCGCGATCCTCGCACGCGGGCGTCATGCCGGAGGGGCAACGTGAACGCCACCACACTGAAAACGTGGTTCGGCCAGGTGACGACAGGTATCGGCGCGCTGATCGGTGCGCCTGTCGTGATCGCGCTGATGACGCATCAGATCACGCTCGACCAGGCGGTGCCGGGCATTGTCGCCGCGGTGATGGGGATGATCTGGCCCGAGAACAAGCAGCTTGCGGGCTCGGCGCAGACCCTCGCGGCCGATGCCGTGGTGCTGATCCCGCAGCTTCTGAGCGCGTATCACACCGGGCTGCAGCATGGCGCGCAGGCTGTGGCGCAGGCCGCGCCGACGCCGAACGCGAACACCGCCGCATCGCCGACCGCGGCCGTCGCCAAGACGGCAACCTGACGATCGCGCGGGGCGATCTCGCTCAATCCCTGATCTACAACCGGAGACCACCGATGACCTTCTTCCTGCTGACCTGCTGCCTGATCTTCCTGGCCCTTCTGGTCGTTCGCAGTGTGCAATTCATTCTGCTCCTGGTGCCCGATGGTCTACGGAAGCCGGTCAGCGGCCTGTCTCGCTGCATTCCCACCGTCGTGACCATCTTCGCCGGCACGCTGCTGCTCGTTGCGTGCGCCACGCAGTCGCCGGCGCCGTCCAGTGCCTCGGCCAGTACGTCGGCGCCTGTCGCGGCTACACCGACGCCAGTGGCCACACCAGCTCCGGCGGCGACCTTCGCGCAACTCACCGACGCGGATTTCATTCACTCGCTCGTAATCGCGCAGAACGTCGATCCGCATTGGACGAGTTGCGGCACTTATCTGCACGCGAACTTCGATACCCTTGTCGCTGCGCTGAGCGGTCCGGCTTCCGGCGGTATGATCCAGCCGGTCACAGCCTTCGAGCAAGGGCACATCGGCTTGAACAACCTGCTGAGCAATGGCACCGGATCGGGCATCTACGCCTTCAACGGCGCGTGCGGCGCATATTCGGCCGACCTCCGAAGCCAGGGCATGACCGCTGCCGCAGCCCTGGCCGCGCTTCTCGGCAGGATCGGCATCCGTGTCGCGGTGCCGGCGCTGCCGATGGTGCCGTGACGTGATGCTGTCCGACGTCGGCCTGGCGCTGCTCCAGGCCGACAGCTACGCCGCGGCGCCGCCGTTGGGCCAGGTGTTCGATGCCGGGCCGGACCGCGCCGTGATCAACCGCTTCCCCGGCTGTGTCGTGGTCACCGTGCGCGGGACCGCGAACCCGGCCGGATGGTGGTCGGATTTTCAGATCGCACCGAAGATCCCGCGCACCCATCCCACATTGGGCGTCTGCGAAGACGGCTTCCTGACCGGCGCCGAGGCGCTGTTTCGCGTGGTCAGCCCGCAATTGGGAACCGACCCGCCGACGCCGCTGGTCGTTCAGGGGCATTCCCGCGGCGCTGCGATCGCACCGATCCTCGCGATGTTGCTCGGCGCGGCGCGGTGCGTGGCCTGGGAAGCGCCCTGGGGCAACGGCCAGCAGCTCCGCGACATGATCGCGGCGTCCGGCATGACCGGGCAACAGTACTGGCATGGAGACGATCCGGTGCCGCTGGTGCCCGCCGAGCCGTGGCTGGTGATGGCGAATTTCGCGATCCGGCATTTCGGGCGTTGGACGGCAAATCCGTTCGATAGCCACGGCATCGCGGGGATCGTGGCGGACGTGCGGGCCGGCGCGATCGGACCCCCGGAAGCGGCGTGAGGGCATGGACGATGCGGACCAGGCGCAATCGATCGACGAGCTGGCGCTGGCCGTGGCGCTGCGCGGCGTGAAGGTGCCGATGGGCCGCAACGAAGGGCTGACGTGCCTGGCGTGCGGCAACGACATCCCGGCGGGACGGCGTCGGGCGATCGAAGGCTGCGAGCTGTGCGTGGACTGCCAGGGACGGCTGGAGCGGGGAATGGGGCGGTGATCGACTGGGCAACACTATCTGCTACCTCGATCGCTGTCGTCACCGTTGGCGGCACTGTGGTCGGCGTGGCGACACGCATGATCCGCCATACGCTGCAGGCGCGGTTCGCAACGATCGCCTCGGTCAATGCGGTGGTGGACAGGCTGGAAACGATCGAGCGCCGCATGGAGCAGATGCCCAACGCCAGCAGCATCGCAGCGTTCGGGGCGCGACTTGGCGGCGTCGAGCAAAACATCGCCGTGGCGGCGGCGAACATCGCAGGCACCAAGGAAGGGCTGTCACGCGTCGAGCACATGATGGGGTTGCTGCTGGAGGCCGAGTTGCGGAAAGAGGGGAGCGTCAAGTCATGAGCCTGGCGGTCGTGCTGGCGGAAGATCAGCGCCTGGTGATCCTGCGGACGCTCTCCGACGTCGCCAATTATCAGTTGAACGAACAGGTGCTGCATAGCGCCCTGAAGGCAATCGGCCACAGCGTCACGCACGATGTGGTGCGCGGCCATCTTCAGTGGCTGAAAGATGCCGGGCTGGTGCGGATCGAGACGTTGGCGCTGCCGTCCGGGGAGCTGTGGGTGGCGCATCTGATGGCACGCGGCCAGGACGTGGCGGGCGGCGCGCATTTCCCCGGCGTGGCGCGACTGCCGGCGGAATAGGCCGATGGCACGGCCTTCCAGCATCGACAAGTTTCCGCCGGAGATCCGCGAGGAGATCGGGCGGCTGCGGCTGGAGGGCGTGTCGATCGACGACATCCTGGCGCATCTGCGCGCGATGCAGGGCGGCGCGTTCGTGCCGAGCCGGTCGGCACTGGGGCGGCACGTAAAGGGGCTGGAGGCGGTGACCGAGCGCATCCGCAACAGCCGCGCGGTGGCCGAGGCGGTCGTCAAGCAGCTCGGCGATGCGCCGGAGAGCCATGCGGCGCGGATGAACATCGAGCTGCTGCATACGGCGGTGCTGGAGCTGTTCGCCGGCGCGGCGGACGAGGGCAGCGTGTTCGCGCCGGATGCGAAGAGCGTGATGTTCCTGGCGAAGGCGATGGCGGACCTGGCGGGAGCGAGCAAGAAGAACGTCGATTTCATTGCGGCGGTGGAGAAGCGCGCGGCGGAGCGGGCGAAGACCGCGGCCTCGGCGGCGGTGGAGCTGGTGGCGCGCGAGCGGGGGATCAGTGCGGACACGCTGAACGCGATCAAGGCGGGGATTTTTGGGGTGAGGGCGGCGGCGTGAAGAGCAGCGATCTCGTCTGGTTGGCGTTCGCGCTGGCGCTGTTCGCGCTGGGGCTGGCTGCGGCGTTCGGCAAGGTGCCCCCGGCGTGAGCCTGGAGCGCGTCCTGGCGGTCTACGAGGGCTCGGACGGCGACGCCACGAAGGCGCTGTATGCCGAGCTGGAGCAACTCGGGCCGTCAGGGATCATCGCAGCCTTTTTGCTGCGCGCACAGAAGAACAGCAGCCGGGCCAAGGTCTATCGCAGGCGCGGCAATCGCGACGCAGCCTATGACCGAAAGGAGTGGGCGATAGACCAACTTGTGAGGACGCTTAGGTCGCATGCTGGCGCATGCTCGATACGATGGGGATGGGGCGCCGATCCCGAACAGCCCGTGCACAAGGCCGTTCTGTATGTTGATCTGCCAACCGGCCAGGTCAGCTTCCACACACAGCATCGGGTGACGGCTCAGCGCGGCGATGGACCGGACTATCCGGGCGAGTGGGACGGCATCAAGGGGCAGTCGCCGGACAGGGTCATCCGGTTCGCGACGCGGGTGCTGAAGAGCGTCGAGGTGGCCGATGCCGCTTAACGCGCTGCCCGACGTCTTCCTGCCGTCTCAGCAGGAACTGTGGACCTCGATCGACCACAACGCTCTGACCATCGTCGAGAAATCGCGCCGCACCGGCTACACTTGGACCGTCGCGGCGATCGCCGTTGGCATTGCCGCAGCGGCGCACAGCGCGGGCGGTAAGGACGTCATCTACACCGCCTATGAGAAGACCGTCGGCCGGGAGTTCATCGATTACTGCGCCGACTGGGCCAAAGCCTTTGCGGTGGCCGCCGGCGAGATGGAAGAGCAGGTGTTTCCCGACCCGGACAATCCAGACCGAACGATCTGGACCTTCCGCATCCATTTCGACAGCGGCTTCGACATCGTCGCACTGCCGAGTGTGCCGCGCAGCTTCCGCGGTCGCCAGGGCGTCGCCATCCTGGACGAGGCGGCCTTCATGACCGACCTGCCCGGCATGCTGACGGCCGCCTATGCCTACCTGATCCACCTCGGCAAGGTCGTTGTGATCAGCACGCACAACGGTGAAGACAACCCTTTCAACGCGCTGATCAACGAGGTGCGGGGCGGTAAGCGCGGTGGTGTGGTGCTTCGTTTCACGTTCGATCAAGCCCAGGGTGAGGGTCTTTTCAAGCGTATCTGCCTGCGCGAGGGCAAGCCGTGGTCGCAGGAGGCGGAGGACGCGTGGCGGGCGGAGATCTTCGGCATCTACCGCGCCAACGCGGACGAGGAACTGAACGTCATTCCGAACCCGGCGGGGGGCGCCTATCTGACGACGCCGCTGATCGAGGCGCGGATGCGCGCCGGCATCCCGGTGCTGCGGCTGGAACGCACCGGCGAGTTCACGATGTGGCCGGAACACATGCGCCAAGCGGACATCGCGACGTGGATCCGCGAGAACCTCGATCCGGTGCTGAAGACACTCGACCAGGCACTGCCGCACTGTTTCGGGTTCGACTTCGCGCGCAAAGGCGACCTGTCGGTGTTCATACCGGCGGCGCTCGGGCGCGACCTGGTGCGGCGTGTGCCGTTCACCCTGGAGATGCACAACGTGCCGTTCGCGCAGCAGCGCCAGGTGCTGTGGCACATCATCAAGTTCGTGCGGCTGTGGCGGGCCGGCAAAATGGACGCGACCGGCAACGGCGCGCAGATCGCCGAGGAAACGGTTCAGCAGTTCGGCACCTGGATCGAGGCCGTGATGCTGAACGAGCCGTGGTATCGGGCGAACATGCCGCCCTACAAGGCTGCATTCGAGGAAGCGATGCTGGAGCTGCCTCGGGATGACGGCGTGCTGGACGATCATAGGTCGCTGAAGATCGTGCGCGGGGTTGCCAGGGTGCCGGAGCGCACGCTGTCCGACGACGGCAAGCAGCGGCACGGCGACGCGGCGATCGCCGGCGTCCTGATGTATGCGGCGAGCCGGGCCGATCCCGAATTCTACGGCTACGATGCGGCCAGCACGCGGCGGTCCAACAACGGCGTCACCAGCACCGGCTGGCGCGATCGGCCGGACACGTGGGCCGAGGATCATCCTCCACCAGGGCGCGGCCTGATGCCGCCGTTGCGCGGCGGCATCATGCCGATGCGAGGCCGGCCGTGAAGGTCTGGTGGGGCGATACCGACACGGTGGAGGAAGAAGCGGCGCGGATGACCGGGACGCTGGTGCCGTGGTGCCGCGAGCGGCTGCGGCTGCTGGCGCAGATCGACATGACCGCGAACGATCGCGGGCTGGTGGAAGGCTTGATGCGGCGTTCCGATGCCGAGCTGACCGCGGAGCGGCGGCACTGGATCCGGCAGCTTCTGTGGCGCTACCGCCGCGTGCTGGCCGGGGATATCCGCCCGAGGGTGAACCCGGACGATCCGGTCGTGCGCGCGATGGAGGAAGCCGGTGTCTGAAGCGCTGTCGAGCCTGATCGACCAACACGGAAGGCGCATCCCGCGGGCGGAGATCGCCGCGCTGCGGGAGGAGATCAGCCCGGTCGGCGCGATCCATGCCCGGCCGCCGTTCGAGGGGCATTTCGCGTTCGGCATGGACCCGGCGCGGCTGGGTGCATTCATCCGCGCCGCGGACACCGGCAACACGCTGAACTGGATGATCCTGGCGGAAGAAATCGAAGAACTCTTTCCGCACTATTACGCGGTTCTCAGCAAGCGCCGGCGGCAGGTCTCGCAGCTTCCGATCACGGTGAACGACGCGGCGGACAACCCGCAGGCGAAGAAGCACGGCGACCTGGTGCGGGACTGGCTGAAGACCGACGTGCTGCAACAGTCGCTGTTCGGGATGCTGGACGCGATCGGCAAGGGCTACTCGGTTCACGAGATCATCTGGGAAAGCACGCCGAGACGGGTGCGGCCGGCGCAACTGCTGTATCGGCCGCCGCGGTTCTTCGAGCTGAGCTGGGTGGACGGCGCGACGGTCTGGCTGCGCACCGAAAACGGCTTCCAGGATCTGATGCCGCACAAGTTCATCGTGCATCGGCACCCGAGCAAGTCGGGGCTGATCGCGCGGAGCGGCCTGACGCGGGCGGTGGCGTTCCTGTGGCTGTATGCGACCTATACGGCGAAGGACTGGGCGGTGTTCTGCCAGGGCTACGGCATGCCGATCCGCGTCGGCCGGTACGGGCCGGAGGCGTCGGAGACCGACAAGCATGTGCTGTGGCAGGCGGTGTCCTCGATCGCCGGCGACGTGGCGGCGATCATCCCGAAGTCGATGGAGATCGAGTTCGTCAAAGGCAACGAGGGGACCGCCGGGACCGAGCTGTATCTGAAGCGGGCCGACTGGCTGGACCGCCAGGTGTCCAAGCTGGTGCTGGGCAGCACGGCTGGCACCGACGCGATCGCCGGCGGCCACGCGGTGGGCAAGGAACACCGCGAGGTCGAGCAGGACGTCGAGAATTTCGACGCCGGGCTGCTGGCGTTCACGCTGACGCGCCAGGTCATCCCCGCCATGGTGGCGTTCACCCATGGCCCGCAGGACGAATATCCGACGTTGACGATCGGGCGCCCCGACCTGGTGCCGTTGCCCGACCTGATCTCGGCCATCAAGGAATGGGGGCCGATGGGGATGAAGGTGAAGGCGCAGCAGCTTCTTGAGCGGCTGCAGCTTGAGGAACCGGAGGACGGCGACGAGATCGTGGGCGGCGTGCCGGCGCACATGCTGGAGCGCGTCGACGTGCCCGCGGCGCCGACGACCGGCGACGTGGATATCCCGGACAACGATACGACTGATCGCGATGGCCAGCGGCGGCCGCGGGTGAACAAGCCGCCGCCGGGGCCGGTGCGGAACACGTTCCTCGGGCGGTTGATCTCGCTGCATGCGCAGGCCGACCCGGAGATCCTGGAGGCGTTGACCGAGCGGCTGGGGCAGGAAGCGGCCGGGGCGCTGGCGGGGCTGACCGACCAGGTGCGGCAGGCATTCGAGCAGGCGACGGATCTGCGCGACCTGGCGCACCGCGTGCACGCGCTGAAGCTGAAGCCGGCGGCGTTCGCCGAGGCGATGGCGCGCGGCATGGCGCTGGCGCAGCTCGTCGGCCAGGCGAACCTGGTGGAGGAGCTGGGCACGCATGCTCGGCTGGAGCGCATGGTGGCGCTGACCGCGGCCGAGCGGGACGCGTTGAGCGATGACGACTTCGCGGTGCCGGCCAAGCGGGAGCTGCCGATCAAGGATCGGAACCATGTCAAGGCGGCCTGGGACCTGGTGGACACCACCAAGGATCTGACCGAGGCGGAGCGGGGCGAGGCACGGCGGCGGATTTTGGCGCGGGCGAAGGCGCTGGGTATCGATACGAGCGGGTGGGAGGGAGCTGCGACATGAGCGAAATGGACGAACCGCGCGGGGTGCGGAACTGCAATCCGGGGAACGTGCGCCTCGGGCAGCCGTGGGTTGGCCTGGCGCCGATGCAGACTGATCCGGAATTCGCACAGTTCATCGACGCCGAGCATGGCATCCGAGCGCTGTGCAAGACGCTGCTGACCTATCAGGACACGCACGGGCTGCGCACGCTGCGCGGGATGATCTACCGCTGGGCGCCGCCGGAGGACCGCAATGACACCGATGATTATCTGGCCGATGTGTGCGAGCGGACCGGCTTCGGGCCGGACGATGCGATCGACCTGCACAATCCTGTCGGCCTGGCGCACATGGCCGAGGCGATCATCGCGCACGAGTGCGAGAACTATGTTTATCCGCCAGGCCTGGTTGATGCTGGCGTGAGCATGGCGCTGGCGGTCTGACTGGCAGGTTGGGCGGCTGATCCCCGTTGGTTGATGCAATGCATAAAAATGCATAACGTGCGCTGATGCCGACCGACGCCGAGGCGATCAGCCTGCCCTTCCAGGAAGCGATCGATTTCTTTCTGCAGAAGGCCCGCGTACCGACGGCGCACTGGGATGACGTTTGGCGCGCCGCACATAGCCACAGCTTCATGATTGCTGGCGCTACCAGCGACGCGCTGCTGGCGGACTTTCAGGCGGAGATCGCTAAGGCGCTGAAGGAAGGCACCACGCTCGCCGATTTCCGAAAGAGCTTCGATGAAATCGTGGAGCGGCACGGATGGTCATACAACGGCACGCCGGGCTGGCGGAGCAGGGTCATCTACGAAACCAACCTCTCGACCGCCTACAGCGCCGGCCGCTATGCGCAGATGACCGAGCCGGAGACGCTGCAAGCGTTCCCCTACTGGACATACGTGCACGGCGACAGTCAGCGGCCCAGGCCGCAGCACCTGGCGTGGAACGGCATGACGCTGCGCGCCGACGATCCGTTCTGGGCCAGCCATTATCCGCCGAACGGCTGGCGGTGCAGTTGCAGCGTGGCGGTCACCAGCGCGCGCGGCCTGGCGCGGATGGGCAAGTCGGGGCCGGACAAGGCACCTCCGATCGAGACGCGGCCGTGGCGATCGCGCAGCGGCGTGGTGCACCAGGTGCCGGTCGGGATCGATCCGGGGTTCGATTACAACCCCGGCATGGCGTGGAAACAGGGCGGCAAGGATATCCCGGTGCGGGCGCCGGACTGGCGCCCGGTCGGACGGCCGCCGCCGATCGAGCTGCCGGACGGCAGCCACAAGCCGGCGCCGGAGGGCGATGACGAATGACCGGGGCACGCATCGTCTCGGCGCTGGACGACCTGAACGTGCTGCAAGCATTTGGTCGGCTGCGCGCGGTGACAACGGCCAACGTGGGTATGATGCGCGCGATCGGCGTCGGCCTGGTGATGACGACGCAGCGGCGCATGAGCCAAGAGGTCGACGCCGAGGGCAATCCGTTCGCGCCGCTGAGCCCGGCCTATGCGGCGATCAAGCGTGGGCCGGGTATCTTGCGCGAGCGCGGGATGCACGGCGGGTTGCAGGGGTCCATCACCTTCGCGGCGAGCCTCGGCGAAGTGATCGTGGGCAGCAACAAGATCTACGCGGCGATCGACCAGTTCGGCGGTCGTATCGAGCGTGAGCCGTCTGAGCAAACGATCTACCGCAAGGTAGGCAAGGACGGTGAGTTTGCGAAGAACGGCCGCTTCGTCAAAAAGTCCCGGTCCAACTTCGCGAGCGTCCATTATGTGGGCGCCTACGTGATCAAGATGCCTGCCCGGCCGTATCTGGGCTTCGGGCCGAAGGAGATCGAGGTCACGCTGGACGTGGTCGAGACGTTCATCGAGGGCGCGCTGAAGGCTTGAAACCGGGGCGGCCGTGTGCAGCGCCACGCCCCAGGCCGCACGACTTCCCCGCAAAGCGATTTAAGGAACGCCTGAGAGCCGTAAGAGGCACCCTGGGCGCCTTCCGAGGAAATTTCCGCATATCGGGTCGCTGAAACGCCGGGCCGCACGGTCGGGCTGGAAATCGCCCTGGCGCGCGCGTAGCCTGTCGGGGCGATCGACGCGCGCGGGGCGGTCTGATGCCGGTGGGCGCCGGCATGAATGGGCGCCGGGACGGCGGCCAGTCTCGCGGGATGCTTCGCGCCTCGTTTCATACCACGCTGCCGTTGGATGCGGGGGTGCCCGAATGGGTGCACCTGCTGCCTGCCGGCACGTTCACCAGTATCGACGGCCGCGGGCCGTTCCATCTGCGCGACGCGCAGGCGGTGATCCGCGCATCGATGGCCGGCAACGCGAAGCTGGCGATCGACATCAACCACAGCATCGACCTGGCGACGCCGCGCGGCGACCCGAGCCCAGCCGTTGGCTGGATCGTCGAGCTGCAGAGCCGTGCCGATGGCGTGTGGGGCAAGGTCGAGTGGACGCCCGACGGCACTGAGCTGATGACAAAGCGGTCTTACCGGCATCTCAGCCCGGTGTTCCAACGGGAGCCGGACGGCACCGTCAAGCAGTTGCAGCGCGCCTCGCTGAACAACAATCCGGGGCTGCCGCAGCTCACCACGCTTCACACCAGACAGGACACCGAGATGGACCTGAAAGCGCTGCGGACAGTCCTCGGGCTGCCCGAGACGGCGGACGAGGCCGCGATCCTGGCCGCGATCACCGCCAACGCCACGGCCGTGACGCGGCACACCGCGCACATGACGGCGATCGCCACCGCGGCCGGCCTGGCGCCGAACCTGGCGGCGGAGGGAATTGTCACCGAGCTGCAGACGCGGCTGGCGGCAGCCGGCAACGCGACGCAGCTCGCGACGCAGGTGCAGGCGCTCAGCACCGAGCTGGCGACGCTGAAGGCGACGGGCGCGAAGGGCGCCGCGACGGCATTCGTCGATGCGGCGATCAGGGGCGGCAAGCCGATCGTGCCGCTGCGGGACCGCTACATCGAGATGCACGCGGCCAATCCCGCGGACACCGAAGCGCTGATCAACGGCCTGCCGAACATCAACGGCGGCGGCGTGGTGCTGAACACTGGCAATCCCGCCGGCGGTGGCGCCGGCGACGATGAGCCGACGTCAACCGAGAAGGCGGTCAGCGAGAAGATGGGGCTGGACCCGAAGAAGATGGCCGCCCTGCGCAAGGACCGCGAAGCGAAGGGGAGTGCCGCGTAAATGGCCCTGACATCAGGCGTTCTCGATCCCGTCCGTCGCGGCACGCCGCCGGCGGCGGGCGCGTTCGGCTATCCGATCGCCCCCAGCGAGAAGGTCTGGCGCGGGGGTCTGCTGGCGGTGAACAGCTCCGGCCAGGCGCAGCGCATCCAGACGTCGGGGTCGGTCGCGTTCGCCGGCATGGCCGACAAGGATTACGACAATTCGGCCAGCGCAGCCGCCGGGCCGCCGATCGTCTGCGACCGCGGCACCTATCGCCTGGCGGTGTCGGGTGCGAGCGCGGCCAACCTCGGCCAGAACGTCTACGCGTCCGACGACAACACGCTGTCGCTGACCAATGCCGAGACCGGCGTCTTCGCCCTGGGCGGCAGCGACACCGGCACGCGCGTGCCGGTCAGCGTCACCGTGGCGGCCGGTTCCAAGATCGGCGTCTACACTGGCACCGTGCTGACGGGCGCGAGCACCTTTAGCTTCACCGATCCGAACGGCGACGCGCTGGCGCAGGGCACGATTGGCAGCGCGTATTCGTCCGGCGGCATCGGCTACACGATCCCCGGCAGCGGGGGCGTTGCGCCGATCGCCGGCGACACCTTCACCATCACGGTGACGGAAAGCGCCGGCGCGATGCTGGTCGGCACGCTGGCCGGCATCGAGAACGGCAACACCTATGTCCGGCTGATCGGGAGTTAACCGCCGTGGAAGTCACCTTTCCTGCTCTCGCGAGCATCAACGATGCTGTCCAGCTTTCGTTCAACACGCAGTTCGGCGCGGCCGAAACGGTGCAGGACAAGTTTTGCTTCCAGGCGACATCGACCGGCGCCGCCGAGGTGTATCCGCGCCTCAACATGCTGCCCGGCCTGCGCGAGTGGATCGGCGATCGGGAAGTGCACCGGCTGTCGCAGACCACCTTCAGCATCACGAATCGCGAGTTCGAAGAGACCATCTCGATCAAGCGCACCGACATCGAGGACGACAAATATGGTCTGTTGTCGCCGGTCGCGCAGCAGCTTGGGTTGAACGCCGCGCGGCTGCCCGACCTGCTCGTGGCGACGCTTCTGAAGGCCGGCCACGCCACGCTCTGCTACGATGGGCAGAACTTCTTCGACACCGCGCATCCCGACTACACCAACACCGGGAGCGCCACGACCAACAAGAACTATGACAGTGGATCATCGCCGCTGTGGTTCATGTTTGACACGCGCCAGGTGATCCGCGCGGTGATTTTCCAGCGGCGCCGGGCGTTCCAGGTGGTGCCGCAGTTCTCGATGACCGACAGCCAGGTGTTCTTCAACAACGAATTCCGCTGGGGCGTCGACGGGCGCTGCAATGCCGGCTTCGGGCTGTGGCAGGTGGGCTACATGAGCACGCTGCCGCTGACCATGGAGAACATCCAGGCGGTGATCAGCACGATGGCGAGCTACCGGCGGCCGGACGGGTCGCCGCTGGGCATCAAGCCCAACCTTCTGGTGACCACCACGGCCAACATCTTCGCGGCGAAGGCGCTGGCGGAAGACCAGTTCGTTCCGAACACACTGTCCAACACCTACGTGACCAGCACCACCGTCACGCAACTGCCCAACACCGTGCGCGGCATGTTCAAGGCGCAGGAAGACGAGTGGCTGAACTAGCGCTTCGGCGCTGATCCGCTCACCCGGCCGCGTGGCCGGCGCATACCGAGGAGGGCCAAAAGTGCCGAAACTGCACGTTGTCTGTCTGCGTCCCGGCGGGATGAACCGCGGCGGCAAGCGCCACGATCGCCACACCGTTCACGAGCTGGGCGATTTCTCGGCGGCGCAGTTGCGCGACATGTTCGCCGAGCCCGAGCTGGCGCTGATCGTGGGCGGCGACGCGTTGACCGAAGCCCAGGTTGCGAAGGCCGAGGCAGAGGCCGCGGCTGCCGCCGAGAAGGCGAAGGCCGCGGCGAAGGCCGCCGGCTGACGATGCATGCCGGCCTACGCCACCGTTTCGGATATGATCACCCGCTTCGGCGAGACGGAGATGATCCGTCTGACCACGCCGTCCGGGCAGGCCATGGACGCGGTGGTGATGGCGCCGGCGGAAACCGCGCTGGCCGACGCCTCGGCGCTGATCGATACCTATCTGCGCAAGCGCTACCTGGTGCCGCTGGACATCGTGCCGTCCGAGATCAACGTCACGGCGTGCCACCTGGCGCGCTACGCGCTGGCGCATGGCGAGGACAAGCAGCCGTCCGAGCAGATGAAGGTCGCGCGCGACGAGGCGGTCCGCTGGCTGGGCGACGTCTCGCGCGGGATCACGCTGCTGGACCTGACCGAGGTCGCCGCGGGGGACAACAGCTACGCCATGGTGCAGACCAGGCGGCCGGTGTTCCGCTGATGCCGCTTGTGTCCGATGGCAGCATCATCCGTGACGACGGGCCGCTGGAGCGGGTCGGGCGGTTCGCGCGCGAGCGGCTGGAGATCGCGTTTCCGCCGACGCTGTTTGGCCATGCGTTCATGCCGTCGCGGCTGACCACCAAGGTGTGGGGCGATCTGCTGCGCCGCACGCCGTTCATCGGGTTGGGCTGGAGCAAGCTGGGACCGAAGCCGGGAACGCCGATGACCATGTTCGTCGGCGACTGCGCCTGGTCGGCCTATCTGGTGGTGCGCAATCCGGCCGGCCAGGAAGCGCGGTTCTTTGGCGATGAGCGGGGGCCCGGGCTGCTGAAGATGACGCGGGCGGCGATCGCAGTGCTGCACGGGGCGAAGATCCCCAATGTCGGCACCTTGCAGGTCACCGACGCGGGCAACGCCTATCCGGACACCTACGACGACGAGAACATGTCGATGGCGGCGGTGGATTTCTGCTGCAACGTCGGCATCACCGTGCGCAACACGCTGGAAATCCGGCCGGAGGATCTGGCGGAGATCGACATCACCTGGTCGTTCGCCGGGCTGCCGGACACGCTGGTGGATAGCAATTCGATGGGGGCGACATGACGACGGTGAAGGTCAAGCCGACCGGCGCCCGGCCGGTGCCGCTGCCTCGGTCGATGCGCAAGCCGGGCCGCATGGTCATTCCGGTGTCCGGCGCGACGGTGGCGCTGACGCGGTTCATCCAGCGCCGGCTGGACCAGGGCGACCTGGTGATGGTCGACGCGCCGGCCGCCAACACGAACGCCGCGGCGGCGACGCCGGCGAAGGGGAGCTGATCGATGTCGGGGTCCAGCAACGAGAACGCCACCGACGGCGCCGGCATCCTGCCGTTCAACGAGATCCCCGCCTATCAGTTGCTGCCCGGCGAATTCGTCGAGGTGCAGCCGGACTTCAACAATATCGGCGTCCTGCCGTATCCGTCGCGCATCCTGCTGATCGCGCAAAAACTGTCCAGCGGCAGCGGGATCGTGGCGAAGCCGACGCAAGTCATCCGCGGCAGCGACGGCGCGGCGCTGGGCGGCATCGGGTCGATGGCCGACCAGATGGTGAATGCGCTGTTCAACGCGCAGCAGAACATCCCGACCGATCTGATCCTGATGGCGGACAACGGCGGCGCGACGAAGGCGACCGGGACCGTCACGATCGGCGGCACATGGACCGCCGGCGGCACGTTCCCGCTGGAGGTCGCCGGCGTCTATATCGGCGTCGGCTATACCGGCACCGACACGCCGACGACGCTGGCGGCAGATATCGTCGCGGCGGTCAACGCGTATGGCCAGCCGCAGGGCGTGGCGCTGCCGGTGACCGCGGCGCAGGGCACCGGCGGGTCGGCCGACGTGGTGACATTCACCGCGCGGCATGGCGGCCTGTGCGGCAACGACATCAAGCTGGAGGTCGGCGCGCTGGCCGGCGACAGCATGGCGGCGGGAATGACCGCGACGGTCGTGGCGATGTCGGGGGGTGCCACCAATCCCGCGATCTCCACGGTGATCAGCGCGATCAACAATCTCTGGTACACCGACATCGTCATGCCTTGGCAGGACGAGACGAACCTGCAGGCGCTGGCGGCCGAGCTGCTGCGACGCTACGGGGCGATGGTGCGGCTGGATGCCACTGGCTACGCGATCTTCACCGGCAGCTTCGGGACGATCCAAAGCACCAAGGCTTACGTCAACGAGAAGAGCCTGGCGCCGGTGGGGATCACCAATCCGGTGACGGTGCCGTGGGCGGCGGCTGCGGCGCTGGGCGGCGTCGCGGCGAGCAAGTTCAACGACGATCCGGCGCGGCAGCTTCGCAGCCTGGCGCTGCCGGGCATCATCGGATCGCGCCCGGTCGACCAGTTCGACGACGAAGAGCGCGAGCTGCTGCTGGAAGGCGGCGTCGGCACGTTCACCGAACTGGTGAACGGCACGATCGTGCTGGAGCGCATCGTCAGCACCAAGCTGACCAACAACGCGGGCGTGGCCGATCCGGCGTGGATCGACATCATGGTCAGCAAGGTGATGTCGCGCATCCGCTACGACTGGCGGACCTATTTCGGGCTGGTCTATCCGCGCAACAAGCTGGCGCCGGACGGCAGCATCGCGGCGCAGAGCGATCCGTCGGTGGTCACGCCGAACCGGGCGAAGGGGAGCTGGAGCGTGCGCTGCCGGCTGTACGAAGAGCAGGGCTGGCTGACCGACATGACCACCGGGCTGATGCTGGCGCGGCAGGCGACGTTCGTGATCGATCCGAACAACAAGAACCGCCTGCTGGGCACGCAACCGGTGAACATCATCGGCAACATGATGACGCTGGCCGACATCATCACCTTCAACGCGTGAGGCTGACATGAGCGGAACCACAGGGGGCGCCGGCGGCCAGGTCCTCGGCATTGCCGAGGTTTTCTGGAACGGGACGTTGGTGCCGGCCGAGCCGGGGCAGAGCTTCAAGCTCGGCGGCCTGCGCAACAAGTCGGTGATCGCCGGCGCACAGGTGTTTCGCGCGCAGCAAATGATGGTGTCGGAGATCAACGTCACCAGCGTCGTGCAAGCGGGCCAGAACGTGTCGGACCTCTACAGCATCGGCGAGGGCGAGTTGCAGATCCAGTGTGACACCGGGCAGATCTTCGTCTGGCCGAACGCGTTCCTGGTGGACACGCCCGACATCACCGCCGGCGAGGGCGGCAAGATCAAGCTGCAGTGGCACGCCGGGACGCCGCAGGAGACCGCGTAATGGCCGGCAACGACACGCCGGCGATCACGATGAACATCGGCGCCCCAGGGGGCGCCGAGGACGTTCCGGTGCTGCGCGAGGGCGATGCGCTGGATCTGCCGGAAGGCGCGGTGGAGAACCCGGACGGGACGGTGCTGTTGACGCTGTCGTCGCCGGTCGCGGTGGCGTTGTCTTCGGCTGGCGGCGCCGTCGCGGTGTCGGAGACGATCGAGACGCTGCTGTTCAAGCGTACCACCGGCGCGCAGGCACGGCGCTTTTTGCGGCTGGGCGGTCGGGCTGGATCGAAGAGCGTGATCGCCGCGTGCGTGGGCATGAACGAGGCAACATTCGCGCGGCTGAACGCGCGCGCCGATGCGGCGGATGTCACTGCGATGTTTGGCGTGGTCGGCGCGTTGCTCGATCTCGGCGTCGAGCTGCCTGACAAGGCGCGAGAGAGCGCCGATGGCACAATCGTGCTGCCGCTGCGCCCATCGCCCGAGGGCGCCGAGCTGCCGGAGAGCCTGATGTTCCGCCGGCTGACCGGGGCGCACCTCGATCTGATCGCGAGGGCGAAGGACAGCCTGGTGACCGGCGTGCAGCTATCGACCGGCATGAAGCTCGCCGAGGTCGATGCGCTGCTGAACGACTGCGACGGCGCGGATGTGCTGGCGGCGCATCGGGTGGTGCTTTTTTTGTCCATGAGTGGCCGTCGAACTGGAAGCTGATGCTCGCCGCGATCGGCGCCCATTTTCATTTCTCGGCCGCCGAGCTTGAGGGGCTGACCGCCAGCCGGGCGCTGTTCTGGCTGGATGCGCTGAAAGAGTGGCGCGACGCCATGAAGCCGTAGGAAGCACGATGGCCAACGCCCAGATGAAGGCAAGCCTGGTTCTCAACTTCAAGGATGAGCTGGGCGCTGGGCTCACCAAGATGGAGCAGCAGCTCGACAAGCTGAAGAAGCTGGGCGAGCAACTGACGCTGGGTGAATTGGGCACCGGCGCCGAATCTATCCAGAAGACGATAAGCGCGACGCGGGACCTCGCCGGCGATGTGCGCAGCGTTGGCGCCGCGGCGAAGGGAGCGACCGCCGAGCTGAGGCAGATGGGCGCGGCCTATTCCCACGTCATGACGCAACGCAGCTTCAGCCGGAACGATGCGAGGATGCTTTGGGGGGCCGGGGCGCGGCCACCTGGCTATGCCAACCTGATGACGGAGCGCCGGTTCACAGCGAACGATGCGGCGATGGTGTGGGGTGGGCCGCGTGGAGCGCCGGCGCGTGCGGCCGAGCGCGGCGGCGGGATGGGCGGCATGGCGGGCGGCCTCGCTGCTATCGGAGGGGGATATGCTGCGCTGGCGTCAGTCCGGTCATACGCCAGCTTCGAGGACCTGGCGCGGACTGCAGCGATCGCGTCCGGTGTGAGCGGCCCTCTCGCGGTTGGCGCCGAGAGCAAGCGGCTCCAAGCCTTGTTCAACCACGATGCGCTGGCGACGGCGCAGAGTGGCGTAAGCATCGGAACTGCCTATTCGGAAATGGTCGGTCAGGGTCTCGCGCCATCTCGGGCCGAGGGATTGTTGGGGGTGCATTCACGCGTCGCGGAGGCTTACGGAATAGATTCCGCCACGTTGACGCCAGCCACCGTGGCACTCAGCAAGAATTTGGGGATCAGCGAAGCCGACATGGGCGGCGCGCTCGCGGCCATGGCGACGGCAAACTACAAGGGCCGTTTTAAGATCGCGGATTTTGCACTGCAGTTGCCGAGCATTACCGGTGACATGGTGACGTTCGGGATGAAGGGGCGCGGCGCGGCTGATGAAGTTTTTGCGGCGCTCGAAACGGTGATGCAGAGCTCAAGCTCCCCTGGCCAGGGCGCCGCCAATTTCAAAGATTTCATGGACTATCTGGCATCGCCGCACGCGGCGCGCAGCTTCGACTTGAAGAGCCGCGGAATGCTCTCGGGGCCGACGCGGGCGATATTGGACAAGTACCATGTTACTGGCTTCGACATGCCGAAGGTGCTTGAGCAGGCACGTATGAAGGGTGTTGATCCGATTACTGCGGCGCTCGACGCGCTCCAAGCGAAGATCAAGGATCTTCCACCCGACGTGATTAAGGACGTGCTCGGTGCCTTTTTCACCAACAGCATGTCGCGGGACGCAGCGCAGTCGCTGCTGCTATTCCGTCAGCAGTACGAGGCCCTGCGGACAGACCTCCATGCCGTCGGTGAGAACACGCTCGATAAGGCGTTGGAGGATCGCCTGGCGGGCGCGGCTGCCCAGACAAAACTGCTGGACGAAGAGATGGCGCAGCTCGAACGCCGTCTCGGTGCGGGCCTTATGCCGGTCGTGAGGAAGACGGTCTTTGCGCTGGACGATGTCAATAGCGTCATGCAGTGGATGGACGGGAAATTTCCTGGCCTCGGCGACGATGTGGTCTCGACGACTGCTGCGGTATTGGACGGGGCCGCTGCCTTTGGCGCCTTGGGGTTGGTGGTGCCAAAGCTCGCCAAGGGATTGATGCTCTTTCTGACGCCGATCGGAAGAGTGACGGCCGCGCTGGTGGGTATGGAAACTGGCGCCTTCGGGGCATCAAGCGTGCTGGGGATTGGACTGCCCGCCTCCCTGGGCGTGGCAACCTCGGCGATGAATACCTTCACCGCTGCGGCCAATCGTAATCCGTTTGTAAAGGCAGGCTTCCTGCTCGGCAGCATCGGTGAGGACCTTTACAACCGCATGAACCAGAAGGGCCTCGATACCACGAGCATGTCGCCTGAACAGGTGACGCGGATGACCGGCATGCTGGGCGCCGGCGACGCCGCCCATCCGTCACCTCGTGCGGGCCAGGAATGGATTGAGCACCATGGGCCGGGGCTTGGCGTGACCCCGGAGGGCTGGGCGCCTCCCGTTCCGATCCCGCCGCCGGTCACCGGCAACATCTATGTTTGGGTCGATCCGAACGGCGTGCCGATCATCACGCACCTGGACAGCACCGGCGGCGTCACCCTGGTGCACCCGGCCGGACCTGGTCCCGATCCGGGCCAGACGCTGGGGCGGCCATGAGCGTTTGCATGCCCATCCGGATTTCACTCAAAGGAGGCTTAGATGAGACCTGAATACCAACCTGTCTCCATCGAGCAAAAGCTCGGCTATCTGGTTGAGGAATGCGGTGAGGTCCTGCATGCGGTAGGTAAAACTCAACGCTGGGGATTGGAGAGTTTCAACCCAGAATTTGGAGCAAGCACAGAAACTAATCGCAAGTGGATTTTGCGAGAATTTACCGACCTGGAGCGTGCCTGCGCCATCGTCAGGACGGCGCTCGACGGGTCAATGGGCGGTCGGGGGTGAAAGCCGAATAACGATGAGCGTCACGATCAACACGCTGGCGGCGGACATCACGACGCTGTCGCAACAGGGGCTGCTGCACGCGAGCTACGGCGGCGTGGGCTTCTATGTGATCGACGGCAGCGACGAATGCGGCCGTCGCGTGCTGCGCTTCCTGTTTCCCGGCCAGGACGCCTCGGCGTTCCAGGATCTCGGCCAGATGGACGGCGACATCGAGATCAAGGGCGCGCTGATCGGCGACGATTTCGCCGCACAGGCGCAGCGCATGCGCGGGGTGTTCTACACGCCGGGGCCGCAGACGCTGATGCACCCGTGGCTGGGCGAAATCCAGGTGGTGCCCAAGCCGGGACGGCTGCCGAAGTTCAGCTTCAGCCAGGACAGCATCCGCGTCGCGTCATTCAGCATGACGGTGCTGCGGTGGACGCCGGCACAGCCGCCGGCGCTGGACACGCTGCAAGCGCTGCTGTTCGCGGTGGAAGACGCACAGACGGCGGTCGACCAGTTCCTCGGCCAGGTGCTGGCGCCGGTGGCGCTGACCGTGGCGGCGATCGGCGTCGTGCAGGGCTACGTCAACCTGGTGGCAACCGAATGGGCCGTGCTGACATCGAGCGCGGCCGATGCGGCGGTGGCGCCGGCCGCTGCGGCGCCGCTCGCGGCGATGGGCACCGTGGCGACGGTGACCGTGGATGCAAGCTATGGGGGAAACATCGCCGGGCTGCTGGGCAGCGTGCCGGCGGCGATCGCAGGCACGTCGACGCCGATCGTGCCGGCGGCGGTGGCGCCAGGCGGGTCCGTCACGGCGCCGGTCGCCGTCGATCCGCGTGTAACAGCGACCGCGATCCTGCAAGCGTTGCCGACGATGCAGCCGGCGGCGGCGGCAGCGGCGCCAGGTCCGGCACTGTCGGTGGCGGCGCAGGCGCTGGCGCTGTCCTATGCGGTGCAGGCGGCGAGCGACATCGTGTTCACCAGCCAGCAGGAAGCGCGCACCTGGTTCACCCAGCTCGGCACCGCGCTGGACACGGCAGCCACGCTGGCGGCGTCGCTGGTGCCGGCGCAGGCGACGGCCGCGGGAACGCTATGGCGCGCCCTGGTGGCGTTGCAGGCGGCGCTGGCGGCCGACATGACCGCGACGATCGGGCGGCTGCCGGCGGTGCAGACGCTGACGCTGGCCGCGCCGGCGTCGCTGTGGCTGATCGCGCAGTATCTGGTGGGCGATACGCCGGGGCTGGTGCTGCCGACCTATCTCGATCTGCGGGCGCGCAACGACATCATCAACCCGGCGGTGCCGCCGCCGGGGCCGCTTGAAGTGCTGGTGCAGTGAGCGGGTTTGCCACAGCAGGGGGCGGCGCACCGCTGCCGTCGCCGCCGCTGCCGCAGCTTACGTTCACCGTCGGCGGCTACAGCTTCACGTCGATCATGCGCTGGTCGATCGAGCGCGACCTGAAGGATATCGCCGGGCGTTTCGAGCTGGACGTGATGGACCAGGCGCGGATCCTCGCGTCGTTGCCGGCACAGATCAACAGCGGCCCGGCGCTGCCGTTCCGGCTGGGCGGCAAGCTGCCCTGCACGCTGGCGATCGACGGCGAGATCGTGCTGATGGGCTACATCGGCCGGCCGCGGGGTTCGTGGACGGCGGAGACGCTGACGATGCGCATCGCCGGGCGCGACAAGACCGGCGACCTGGTGGACTGCGCGGCGCTGCCGAACGGGCCGGCCGAGTTCAAGGGCGTGGATCTGCTGCATGTCGCGCAGACGGTGTGCGCACCGTTCGGCATTACGGTGCGGGCCGATGTCGATATCGGCGCGCCGTTCACCCGGCTGTCGGCGCACCCGCACGACACCGCAATGGCTTTCCTGGAGAGCGCGGCGCGGCAGCGCGCGGTGCTGCTGGTGAGCGACGGCGTCGGCGGCCTGGTGCTGACCCGCGGCGGATCGAGCCGGGCGCCGGCGCCGCTGCGCATGGGCGAGCTGGTGCAACGGGCGGACTTCGAAGAGGACTGGGACCATCGGTTCAGCGACTATTTCGTCAAGGGGCAGACCGACGCGCAGGGACACCGCGCCGGCGTCGCCGCGCCGCTGACCAGCAGTGTGACGCCGCTGACCAGCACGCCGACGCCGGCGGGCGCGCCAGGCGCGGCCAGCGCGAAAGAGGCGAGCAGCATCGTGATGACCGGGCACGCGATCGACCCGGAGATGAACCGCTGGCGTCCCACGGTGCGTTTGACGCGCTCTCAGAGCGGCATGAGCACGACGCAAGCGCAGGCGGAATGGATGCTGCGGGTAGCGAAGGGGCAGAGCACGTCGCTGCGCTATGTCGTGCTGGGCTGCCGCGCGGGGTCGAACAACGTGCTGTGGCGGCCGAATCAGGTGACGACCGTGTATGACCCGTATGCGGGGATCGACCGCGACATGCTGATCGCCGGCGTGCGGTTCGAGGGCGGACCGGAAGGGGTGAAGACCTCGCTGCGCGTGGTCGGCGTGACCGCGTACGACCTGATCAACGAGGCGGCGAAGAAGCGATCGCCGACACCGTCGAAGGCGGCCACGTCAGGTCCGCTGACCACGACCGTTTCGCCGTTGACGGCGCAATAGCACATGGAAGAGCTGGCCTATGGACTGCGGGTCACCGTCCACTACGGGCTGATCAAGTCGATCGACGACAGCGGCCAGGCGCAGACCGCCGTGGTGCAGACGCACGATGGCGTGACGCGCGCCGGCGTCGAGGTGATGCAGCCCTTCGGTTTCGCCAGCGCGCCGCCCGCCGATGGTGCGATCGGCACCATGCTGTCGGTGGGCGGCGATGCGGCGCAATTCGTGCTGCTGCCGCTGTGCTGCCCTTCAGTGCGCTTCGGCGACCTGCTGGGCGGCGAGAGCGTGATGTACGCCTATGACGGATCCCGCGTGCACATCCGCCAGGGCGGCACGGTGCAGATCATCGCGGCGACCGAGGTGTTCATCAATGTCGGGACGGTCAGCGTGACCGTCTCGGCCTCCGGTGTGGCGATCGTCGGCAACGTGACGGTGACCGGGAGCATCAGCGCGACCGGGGATGTGTCCGACGGCGTCGGCGCGCTGTCGCGGCTGCGCGGGCACTACGATGGGCACACGCACCCGACACCGGACGGCGAGAGCGGCACGACGAGCGAGCCGGACTGATGCCGGTGGGCGCCGGCATGACCCGGCATTTGCGCGCGCGCGACGGTGCGCCGCATGCCCTGGATCGATCAGAAACTGATCTACGATCCCCTTCTGCGTCGGTGCACGCTGGCGTTCAACGGCGTCGATCTGCAGATCGATGCGACGCCGGTGACGCCGGTGCTGATCGCGATCGGGTGCGATCGGCGGGCGCATCCGGACGATGTGTTGCCGGACGTGGTGGCGAACGCCTATGCGCCGGGCCGGTTGAATGCGCGGCGCGGGTGGTGCGGCGATGCACTCGATACGTTGGGGCGGCTGGTCGGCAGCCGCATGTGGCTTTACCAGGTCGGCAAGCAGGACGAAGCGACGCGCAGGGGTGCCGAGGGCGCGATCGCCGAAGCGCTGGGGCCGGTCGCCAAGCAACGCGATTGGCCGATCGCGATCACCGTCACGTGGGTTCGCAAGGGCTTCCTGGGCTGCCTGACGAAGATCGGCAACACCACGCTGAACCTGACGCTGCCGGCGGCGTCCTGATGCCCTGGCCGATCCCGCTGCCCGCCGACATCGCCGACCGCGCCGCGGCCGTCTACGAGGCGGAATTCGCGCGCATCTGGGCGCTGCTGAACCCGACTGCACCGGAGCCACCGCAGGTGGATGCGCGGTCGCCGGCTTCGATGCTGGCGGTGCATGCGCGCGTGCTGGGCATCACCGGGTTCGACCTGTACGGCATGCAGGCGCGGCTGGCGCAGGAGCTGATGCCGACGACGGCGATCGACTGGCTGCCGAAGCACGGGCAGACCTGGGGCGTGCCGCAGGATCAGCCGGTGCCGGCGGTGGGCAACCTGGTGCTGCCGGGCGGCTCGATCGGCTTCGTCATTCCGGAAGACGCGGCATTCAGCGTCAACGGCGGCGGCGTCTACGAGGTGGTGAACGCGGTCACGATCGAGGCTGCCGGCACGATCAGCGTGGGCGTATCGGCGGCCGTCGCGGGAACGGCGGGGGACCTGGTGGCCGGGGTGACGCTGACCGCGGTCAGCCCGCTGTCGGGGCTGACCTCGCAGTCCGGCACGATCGATGTGAACGGCGTGACCGGCGGCCAGGACCTGGAGGCGATCGAGAGCTGGCGGACGCGCATCATCCAGCGCATCCAGCAGCGTGGCGCCGGCGGCGACGGCAACGATTTCATTGCCTGGACGCAGACCGTGCTGCCGACGGCGATGGTGTATCCGTTCTCGCCCGGCCTTGGACAGATCACCGTGGTGATCGCCATGCCGACCGCGACTGGCTGGCGGGTGCCGACATCGACCGAGCTGTCCGAGGCGACGGCGTATCTGAACGATGCGGCGAACCGCAAGCCACTGGGCGCGCCGGTGGTGAACGTGATCGCCGCGACGCTGCAGCCGGTCAACTTCACGCTGCACATGAACCCCGACACGACGGCGGTGCAGCAGGGCGCGACGGCGGCGCTGCAGCTTTACTTCATGAGTTCCGACATCCAGATCAACGGCACGCTGGATGTCTCGCGGTCGGACAACGCGATCAGCTTTGCCGCCGGCGCCTTCAGCTTCGACCGGACCGTGCCGAGCGGTGATATCAGTCCCGGCACGATCAGCTCACTGTTGACGCTCGGCACGGTGACGTTCGTATGAGCCGCACCGCCGCCCAGGCGCAGGCCGGCGTGTTGGCGTTGTATCCCGACGGCTGGGTGTTTTCGCGCGACGGGGATGATTATCCGGCCGCACTCGAGCTGCCGACCGGCGCCGAGTGGTCGTTGGTCGAGCAAACGATGGAGAGCTTCGAACAGGAGCTTGATCCGGGGACGGCGCAGCATCTGCTGCCGGATTATCTGGAGGTGTTGGGACCGGATCCGTATGGGCGGGATCTGCTGACGTTTTCGGAGGTGCAGCAGTCACTGCTGGCACACCAGCGATGGGTCGACGCGCCGACGATCTGCGCCGGCTATTTCATCGACAGCGCAGCGGCCTTGGGCATCACCATCACCATCGACGAATTCCCGCGCGTTCCGTGCGGCGTCTTCAAGGCCGGCAACACACTGCGCCCGACGCCGCAGCACTGCGTATTCCGGGTGAACCTGCCGACCAACCTGGTGTGGCACGCGAAGAGCGGCAGCTTCAAATGCGGCAACGCGCTGGGCGGCTTCACGCCGTCGCTGCTGGAGAACTTCATCAGGGACAAAGCGCCTCTCTTCACGCGCCCTGTCTTCTCTTACACCGGACCGAGCTAGTCACATGGATCGCACACTAGGCACGGGCTACCAGACGAACAGCGGGAAACGCTTCTTCCAGGACGAGAACCTTGGCGCCGCCATCCAGGGCAGCGACGTTGACGAGATTTTCCTGAATTCGCTGCAAGAGTGCGTCATCGCGGCGTACGAGCAGCTTGGGGTCACGCCTGCCAACGCGGCCGAGTTCAGCCCTGATCTTCAGTTGCTCCAGGCGATCCGCGTGATCGGCGCGGGCGCCATCACGAAGATAACGGCGGCGACCGCGACGCTCACGCTGCTCAATGCCGGGCTGGTGATAATCGACGCCACTGCTAACAATGTCGCCATCACGCTGCCGCTGGTCGCCTCGGCGAATGGTCAGTCGCTGGATTTCACCTTCCAGCGCATCGACGCCTCGGCCAACGCCGTCACGCTGCTGCCGAGTGGCAGCGACAGATGGCAGCCGGGCACACTGACCGGTACTTATTCCCCGGCGCCAGGCGAGATCTTCAGGATACGGGGCGACGGGAGCGCCGGGTGGAACGTGCTGCGGCGCGCGCCGGCGGTCTTTGTTCTCACCTCCAGCGCAACGCTAACGGTGCCGGTTGGCATCACCGAACTGGAAGTCGAGGTGATCGGCGCCGGCGGCGGTGGGGGCGGCTGCACTGGCGCAACCGTCAATGTCGGGCTGTGTGGAGCCGGGGGAGGAAGAGCGACCAAGCTCGTGCAGGGGTTGATCCCCGGCACGAACATCACCGTGACTGTCGGCGCAGGGGGAACCGGAGGAATTGGAGGGGGAGCTGCGCCGACGGGGGGAGGAACGACTTCTTTTGGCTCGTATGTGTCCGCGACCGGCGGGGGCGGCGGTTCGAACGGAACGTCGGGTGGCCCGGGCACGTCGCCCGGCGCGCCAGGGTCAGGCAGCGGTGGCGACACCAATCTCACCGGTCAAAGTGGCGGGACCTATTGGCTGGCCGGATCAGCCAACGGCTATGTCAGCCCCGGGGGCGGGGCCGCGCCGGGGATGGGCGGCGCGCAGCCTGTGAACGCTTACGATTCGAACGGCAGCTCGGGGGACAATTACGGAAATGGTGGAAACGCCGCAATGACCGCAAGCGGCGCCACGCACAATGGCGGCGCCGGCGCTGGGGGCCTGGTCATCGCGAAGTTTGGCAGATGAGCATCTATGCGCACCTGGTCAGCGGGATTGTCGCCGCGTTGTTCACGCCGGCGGCGACGGTGACGATCGCCTGATGCCCCGCGAGATCCACATCAAGCAGGGCGCGGCGCTGCGGCTGACGCTGACCTTCTACGAGCAGGACGCGCCGGTCGATCTGTCGACGGTGACGCTGTCGAGCCAGGCGCGGACGGCAGTGGGCACGCTGGTGGCGACGCTGCCGATCACGGTGACCGGCACGCCGGGGCTGGCGACGGTCGAGATGGACGACACCGGCGACTGGCCGATCGGGCTGCTGCGCTGCGACGTGCGGATGGTCATCGCGGGCGTGACGTCGCTGTCGGAGACGTTCCCGATCCGCGTCGAACGGAGTGTCACGACATGAAGGTGGTGATCGCGCAGGTCGACACGCTGCCGCCGGTGCTGCCGGCGGCAACGCAGGCCAACGCCACCGACACGATGGTGCTGAACCAGACCGGGACGATGGCGGCTGCCACGGTGGCGCAGGTGGCGAACGTGACGGGGTCGATCAACTCTGGCGTGACGGCGAGCGGCACGACACAGGACACCGGCGTGCCGATCACGGCGGCGCTGACGATCTTCACGAACGTCGCGGCAGATGCGGCGGCGACACTGACGCTGGTGCCCGGCAACCGCGCGGTGGTGGTGAACCGGGGCGCCAACCCGCTGGCCCTGTTCCCGCCGGACGGTCATCAGATCGAGACGCTGGGCGTGAACGCCGCCGCATCGGTTTCCGCGGGATCCACCACGACGTTTGCTTACGAGGGTGCCGGGCAGTGGTACGCCTTCTAGCCATCGCACTGCTGTGGGCGTCGCTGCTGTCCGGCACGCCGGCCTGGGCGGTGTGCAACAGTTTCAGCGCGATACAGGCGCAGAACAACCTGGCGGATCTCTGCGATCCGCACCAGGCGCTGCTGAACCTGACGCAGGGCTCGGGCACAATTCCCGGCGGTGTGGGGGCGCTGAACCCGTCGGCGCACGCGTTCGTCACCGGCAATGTCGCGGGCGTGCTGCAAACCGCGCAGCCGGCGTTCACCGACCTGGCCGGGGCGGCAACGGCGGCGCAGCTTCCGGCGCCGAGCGCGAGCACGATCGGCGGGGTGGAAAGCCTGGTGCCCGCCACGCATCTTTTCATGACCGGGATCTCGACGCTGGGCATTCCGAGCGCGGCGCAGGTGGGCTTCGGCGATCTGTCCGGGCAGGCATCGCTGTCACAGATCCCGACCGTGCCGACAACGCAGATCAGCGGGCTGGGTACGCTTGCCACGCTGGGCGCCGCACCGGCGGGGACGCTGACCGGGTCGACGCTGGCGTCCGGCATCACCGCGTCTTCGCTGGCGTCGCTGGCCGGCGGGGCCGTGGGCACCGCGGCCTATGTCAGCACGGGCACCAGCGGCGGCGTTGTCGGGCTGCTGAACGCCAACAAGACGGATAGCGGGACCAACACGTTCTCGGGCGCGATGACGCTGTCCGGTAGCGGTACGGCGCTGACCGTGAACGCCAATGCAGCCGTGGGCGGCACGGCGAGCCTGGGCAATGCGAGCGGCAACTACGTGCAGATCGCGGGGTCGGCCGGCAACCCATCGATTTCAGTGAAGGGAACGTCAGGCGGGAGCCTGCTGCTGGTGCCCAACGGCACCGGTGCCGTCAACATTCAGAACGGCAACGGCGGCAACATCACCCAGTTTCTGAGCAGCTCCAGCGGCACCGCGACCGACACGCTGGACATCTACGCGCAAACGACGACCGCCACGCCGATCAGGATCAGCACCCAGAACGGCTACGGCATCAACTTCCAGGGCATGCCGATCGAGCAAAGCCGCACCTACACCGTGTCCGGGTCCGAGGCGTCGTTCGAGAACCAAGGTCTCAACCTCAATTTCACCGTCAAGGGCGCCACGACGGACACCATCAACAATGGTCCCATCGGGGTGATCACCAACCGGGTGACGTTCGGCGACGGGACGACCGGGGGCGCCTTCACCTGTGGTTTCTGTGGTGCCCCGTTCAACTTCCGCGGGGTGGTCGCGGCGAACTCCGTCATGCATTTGGGCGGCCTGGTGGCGACCCTGGAGCAGGGCGGCGCGCCGGGCACGTATCCAGCGTGGGCCGCTGACACGGTCTATAGCGCCACGACGCCCAGCATCGTTGCCAGCGGCGAGTATTACTACGAGGCGGATGCCCCCGGTGGGACCTCGGGGACCGCCGGCATCTCGACGTCCTGCATTCCGGGTGCATCGGCGTCGCTCTGCTGGGACGGTGCAGGCCAGACCGGCGTTCAGTGGAACCCGATCGATATCGTCGCCAACCAGACCTATCTGCTTGGCGTCGCACTGGGCACGAACGCTTCGTATAACGCCGGCGGATCGTTGTCCGGCGGCCCAATCGGCGTGGTGTTCGGCGGCAACATCATCGCGCACCTTTACAGCGGCGCCACGTTCTACGCCGGGGTTGCCTCCTTCGAAGTGGATACCGAGCTGGATCCGGGCAGCAGCACTGATAACGCACTTGGGGGGCAATTCGTTCACCAGGGCTCGGTGCAAGGCTCTTATTCGGATGTCGCGCTGAGGATCGGGTCCAGCGGCGCGCAGTGGCTGGATGGGCTTGCGTTTTCCAATGCGATCGACCCAAACGGCACGGCCATGATTTTTGGCGGCGGCGCGGGGATCGTCGGGCAGGGTCTGGGCTCTCTTCCGTTCAACGTCGCCGGCGTGCTCGACATGATGGACGTTCAGCCGAGCGCGATCTGCTCCGGCGGCAACGTGGGGAGCGGCGGAGCCTACGGATACGGCCTGCTGAGCTGTCCGGCCAATTACAGCGGCGGCTATTTCTACCTGCGCACGCGCGCCGGTCCGAGCGGCATCCTGGGCAACGGTGACATCTACACCGGCACCGGCGCGTTGCACGCCGTTGCCGGCGGCATCGCGCTGGACACATTCCAGTACGTCATGACGTCGACCACGCTTACGACCAACGGCGATGGCGCAAACTGGTCATCCGCGGCGGGCAGTAACTACGCCCACGATGGATACGGCGATGAAGGAACTGTCTCGACTTCCGGCGGCGCGGTCACCTCCGTCACGATCACCGTGCATGGAGTTCAGCAATCCGGCCAGCTCCCGCCCGCGGGGAACGTGACCTGGTATCCCGGGTCGGCGCCGGCCTCGCTCACCGGGACCGGCGAGGGACGCCCCCCCGTGCCGTTCACGGCGCCGGCGGCAAACTACACCTGGGTGCTGGGCACCAGCGTCGGCATCGGCAACACGCACGCGACCGGCATCGCGATCGGCAACAGCGGGTCGACCACCACGATCGCCGGCGTGCTGAAAGGCGCCGCGGGCACCTTCACGGCCGACGGCACGACAGCCACCACGATGACGGCGCTGGGGCCGGCCGGCGCGCACACCACCGTGCAGGAATGGTTCACCGTCACGGATGCGGGCGGCACCGTCCGCTACATCCCGGCCTACTAGGAGAGATCATGAAACGCCTGATCGTTGTTGCCGCGGTTTTCGGTGCGCTTGTTGCCCCCTTGGCCGCGCGGGCGCAGTCGCCGTTGACGGTCGAGATGCCCGTGGGGGAGATGGCGGCGATCCAGCAGTTCCTGCTGCACCCACCGATGAACGATCACATCGATCCGGGCGACGTGATGGCGTTGCTGGAGGTTCTTGACGCCTGCGCGGCGGTGCAGACGCCGGTCAATGGCGTGACGCGGGACACCGGCGGGTGCCCGGCGGTGAGCGCTGCAATCCGGGCGCGCCACGCTGCCCAGGAGGCGGCTGTGGCGAAAGCCGTCGCGGCGCAGAAGGCGACGGACGACGAGGCGCAGAAGGCGAAGGACGCCGGGGCGGCTGCCGGGCCGACGGGCACCCCGGCTGCGCAATAGATCTCTGGAGGGCGGCAGCATGACGATGCGTTCCCTATGGCTTGCACTGGCGTTCGTGCTGGGCGCGGCCGTCTCGGCCGAGGCGACGACGTGCCCGAACGTGGCGACGGTCAACGTCGCGGTCGACGGTTATGGCGGCGAGTGCATCGCCGGCTTCGCGCCGAACGGCAACTATGCCTCGCCGCTGTCGGTCACCACCGGGGGCGCCGAGGTGGCGTTGCCGGCCGGCGTGCTGGTCGCGGCGAGCAACCCAGGGTCGAACCCGGAATGGGTGAACCTCGGCACCAGCTCGGGCGTAACGGCCACGACGGCCGACATCATGATCCCGGCGGGCTGCACCGTTCCGCTTGCCGCCAGCGCCAACACGTATATCGCGGCGATTTCGACCGGGGGCAGCACCACACTGAACCTGGCGGCCGGATCGGGCTTCTTCGCGCCGTTCTGCGCCGGCGGCAGCGGTGGGGGCGGCGGCGGCAGCGTCACGCAAGGGACGAACCCGTGGGTGACGTCTCCGGCCGCGCTCACGCCTGTCACGGCGTCTACGTCGCTTTCTTCCAGCCAGGTGCTGAAATCGTCCGCGGGCACGTTCTTCGGCGCCCAGGTGAACACGACCACGGCGGCGGTTTTCGTGATGCTGTTCAACGCCACGTCGCTGCCTTCGAACGGGGCCGTCACGCCGATCGGCTGGTGGCAGGTGCCGGCGAACAGCACGGCCTCGATCGCCGAAGCACCAGCGGCTTCGATGGGCGCGGGCATCACGCTCGGCTGCTCGACCACTGGGCCGTTCACGTTGACGGCAACGTCGACCTGCACATTCGCAATGGGGATGGTTCAATGAACAGGGCGCAGATTCTTCTCGCCGCGACTGCGCTCTGCGCGGCGCAGCTCGGGCTGGATCGCGCGAACTTCGGTGTGGTTGCTGCCCAGGCCGAGGGCCTGGCGGTGTCATCCCCGCCGCTCGCGGTCGGGACGCTGATCACGGCATCAGCCACGATCAGCCTGCCGACAGGCTGGCATGAAGTGGATGGGATGATGGTCGCGGGTGGCGCCGGCGCTGGGTGCGGGATTGTAGAGGCCACTGGCACCGCCTCGGCCGGCGGTTCTGCCGGGGGCACGAGCTTCGACAAACCGTTTTATTTCACGCCGTCGGATTTCGGGAACGTTGGGTCTATCGTCGTCAACATCGGCACAGCGGGGGCGGGTTGCACGTCGAGCGGCACCACGGCGGGAAGCACTGGATCTGCGCCCGCGAACGGGAGCGTCACATCCATCATCGTCGGCAGCAATACGCTGCTTGCCTACGCCGGGGGCGCCGGCGCCAATCCCAGCGGTGCGGCATCGAACACCCAAGGCGGTGGGTCGGCCGGGATGCGGAGTTCTGGCAACGGCAGCACTGCCGGTCAAATAGGTGGGGAGAATGGGGGTAACGGTGCCGTTGGCATCTCGCAGAGCGGCGGCTATCCCGGCTCGGGGGTGTCAGGCGCTGGCGGTGTCAGTGGCGCGGCTGGTTCAAACGGAACCGCGGCGACGCAGGGGCCGGCCGGCGCCCCGGCGGGAGGGGGTATCAACGCCGGCAATACGGCTTTCGCCGGAGGGGCCGCCGGTACTGGCGAGGGGAACGGGAACAGCGCAGCGGGCGGCACCGTGTGCAGCAACGGCACGACGGCTGGCGTCAACGGGTTGACCGACGTGTTGGCTGGGATCCCAGGGTCCGCTGGAGGGGCGTGCACGATTGGACCGGGTGGCAATGGTGCGGTGGGAGCGGGCTACGGATATGGCGGTGCCGGGGGCGGTTCGGCTCAGGTGGGGAATACGGCTGGAAGCGGATCGGCGGGCGGCGGCGGAGCGGTGAGGCTTCACGTGTCCGAGCTGGATGCCAGGTCGCTGGACGAGATCATAGGCCTCGATGGGGGCCGCGCGATCGGCTGATCTGCCTGGGTGATCAATCGGAGCTAATGCCAGGGAGACAGAAGGCAAACGACACAGCTTCCCCGCTGCACGCCAGCGGGGGCTGGGCTGTTTCAGCAGCCCGAGCCGTGCGGAGGAACCCGCACACGGATGAACCGCCCCGCTTCCCCCGGCCGGAGGCGCGGCAATTGTGGGTCCCGCTTCGTGAAGATGTCGCTAATCCCAGCCACCGCGGCCGTCTCGGTGGCGCCCTATATCGGGGGCAAACGTCGCTTGGCCGCGCTGATCATCGAGCGGCTGGGTGCCATCCCGCACGAGACGTATGTCGAGCCGTTCGTGGGGATGGGCGGTGTGTTCCTGCGCCGACCGTTCAGGGCGCGCGGCGAGGTGATCAACGATCTCAGTCGCGACGTGGCGACGCTGTTTCGCATTCTCCAGCGTCACTACGTCCCTTTCATGGAGATGCTGCGCTACCAGGTCACCAGCCGCGTCGAATTCGAACGGTTGAGCGCGGCCGAGCCCGACACGCTCACCGACCTCGAACGGGCAGCGCGGTTCCTTTATCTGCAGCGCACTGCGTTCGGCGGGAAGGTGGCTGGTCGGAATTTCGGGGTGGCGCCGACGGTGGGGGCGCGCTTCGATGTCACCAAGCTGGCGGCGATCCTGGAGGCGGTGCATGAGCGCCTCTCCAGCGTGGTCATCGAATGCCTGCCCTACCACCTTCTGCTGCCCCGTTATGACCGGGCTGAGACGCTGTTCTATCTCGACCCGCCTTACTGGGGGAGCGAAGGCGACTATGGGGCCAGCCTGTTTGGGCGCGAGGACTTCGAGCGTGTGGCCGAGCTGCTGGGTGCCCTGAAGGGACGGTTCCTGATGTCGATCAACGATGTGCCGGAGGTGCGCCGGCTTTTCCGTGGGTTCCGGATTGAGCGGGTGTCGACGACCTACTCAATCGCGGGGGCGATGGGCAGCCGGCCTGCTGCCGAGCTGCTGATCACGAACGGCCGTAAGGGGGGTCTTTGATGCCTCTCAGGTGGCTCTGAGAGGCGTCTGGTGGAAGTCCGTGGGTTCCAGTTTCAAGTGGCAAGACTTCCGGAATCAAGTGGCCGCCTACAGTGAGGGGGCGGGGTTGTGGTGGGGTGCATCGGCGATCCTGGTGTGGCAGGGGTTAGTCAGTAGTTCTACACCAGACCATCGCGACGGCGCCACGCAATCCGAAACCGAGGAATCGTCGGTGCGGGTGCGCGGGCGCTCATGTGCCTCGGCGACAATGGGTGGGGTGCCGAGGCGTTCGCCCGCCCGCGGGCAGGCTGAGAGCAACCGTTGGGCTGGCGCTCGT